AGGGGGTTATTATTTTTTTTTTTTGCCAACACAGAGCTATATAAGCCACAGGATTCTTACCTATAACTACCTATAGTTTTATGAAGAAATAAATAGGGTCCCCTTATGATAGTCTCCCCTTGGGGAAGGGGGATTATGGGGGTAGGGGTTCTAGAGAACTATCTACCAACTCTATCTCAGAGTTCTTAGCATACATAACTTTCTCAGATAAGTTGTTTTTGTGTTTGTAGTATCATAAGAACTCTATGGTTTTAAGAATCCCTTTCTTTCTAAATGTTCTTAAATATATCTTTAAATATGGCAGGCTAACTCCTAAAGAACCTGACTATAAGACTAGGACTTCCTTCACATAAGGAACTCTCACATGTTTCATCATTACGTTGATGTCATTCCTTTCATGCTTGCTACAGGTGTCATACTCTTCGGCTCTTCCAAACTCTCTAACAAAAGACCCATTACTGTTCTTGTAATCCTCACCACTGGTATCTACATGGTGGCTCAGTCCACATGGTTCTCTTCTTGGTTGTCTGGTAATGTCTGGGGGCGTGACTTTAGTAACTATGTTTGGTTTCTATTTAACACTCTAACAATGGTAATCTTCTCATGGACTTTAATAAAATCGGACTAGCTGTTGATGCTAAGGTCCATGCTCTGACCTCTGCTCCGGAAGCTACTACAAGCTCTGATGCTATTGCTTTCTATGGTAGAGGACTTGAACAGGCTTCTGGTATGGGATTTTGGTTTATCTCTTTTACTATGCTTGTTGGTGGTGGTTATGGTTTCCAGGCAGAGACCCTTGCTGTTAACAACTTCCTATGGGCTTGGATGGCTTTCACCTTGGGTGCGTGTCAAATCTACTACAACGGAACACTACAACGACGAGTCTTTAACCTGATGGCTACTGCTGCCTGGGTGACTATTTCTATTTCTGCTTATCAAGAACTTGGTGGGTGGAACTTTATTACTGCTATCGCTCTACCCTACTGCTTATGCAGCTTCTATGTTTATGGATTTCTTCTGGGGGAGTTGAACGGAGGTGATATATGATAGCTGAGGCTTCTATTCTTATGAAGTACCTACCGCCCTCTCTAGGAATTTTCTTAGTTGTAGTGGCGGCAGGTCTCATGGGACTCTTTCGTAGCATGGCACTTAACAAGAAATCTTATGACGATACTGTAAGTTCTTTACAGAGACAGATTGAGATGTTAATGCAAGAGAATGCTATTTTGCGAAAGCACAACAACCACACAAAAGAAGACAGCGAGGACTAAACCCCTTGCTGTTTTTTCTTAAATAACTTTAAGGGCTTAGACGCTAAGCTTTTTAACTTGTTTATAACTAACAACTATTTTTTCTTCTGAAATAGTATCTTCAAGTGAAACATTTCTACAGACCTAAAGGAGGTCCAAATGCGAGTAGATAATCGAAAGAATAAAGTCGGCGGTAAACGCGAGGGCGCTGGTCGTCCTAAAGGCTCTAAGAACATTAACTCTATGGCTTCTGTAAAGAAGCTTGAGGAGCTTCAATTTGACCCTATTGAGATGATGGTTAAGAAGTATAACTATATTGAAGAGCAGTTAGCCCAGCATCACAGCGGTAAGACACCCTTAGGTGGTGGTGCATATGCTCAACTAGTAGCTACCCAAGGCACTCTCATTAATAACTTAATGATGTATGGCTATAAGAAAGTCCCTGAGAAGATCGAACAAGAGATCACAGAGAAGCGGCCTATGGCTATTAGGCTGACTATGAAAAAGGACAAAGACTAATGGCTGTTAAGAAAGACCCCCGACTAGTTCGTGCTGGTGTTAGTGGTTATAACAAGCCCAAAGCTACTCCAGGACATAAAACTAAATCACATGTTGTTGTTGCTAAAGTGGGCTCAACAATCAAGACTATCCGTTTCGGTAAACAAGGGGCTAAAGGCTCTGCTGACGGTAGTAAGCGTAATAAGAACTTTAAAGCTAGACATGCTACTAACATTGCTAAAGGCAAGATGAGTGCTGCTTACTGGGCTGATAAGGTGAAATGGTAAAGAGGAACTAAAGTAATGTCAAACCTAGCCGTAGGCTTTGTCTACAAATGGGTTAGGGATGATGGAGAGTACTACATAGGTAAATGTGGTTGTGGTCGCTATCGTTATAAAGGTAGTGGGAAGCTGTTTAAGATAAAGTATAACAAAGCACCTGAGAGATGGGTGAGACATATACTTGCAGAGAACCTAACCGATGAACAGTGTAGTGATTTAGAAGCATCCCTAGTAACAGAAGAAGTATTAAAAGACCCTAAATGTATTAACTTGACTTTAGGGGGTAATGGTGGATTCTATGGTATACATAGCTCCGAAGAGCAGAGTCGTAAAGGATCGTTCCCTAAACCCTCTATGAGAAAGCCTATAACAACCCCTGATGGGGAGTTCCAGACTTCCCGTAAGTGCGCGGAGTATTATGGTATGGATAAGTCAGGTGTACTATATAGGGTTAAGCATAAAACAAAGTATTTAGATTGGAGATTCACCAATGAGTGAAATCATTTTACACGAAGGTCAGTCTGAGATTATCAGCGATTTATTTTTGGAAGAGGAGGTGAGGTATTCAGTAGTATGTGCCTCACGCGGCTTTCGGTAAGTCCTACCTAGCGGCTTGCGCAGCGGTGATAGCAGTACAAGAGCTTATGGAACTTGACGAAGATGTCCCTAACAAGAACGTGGCAATCATCGCACCAACTTATCAACAAGCGATAGACATCTACTACCCTCTACTAGCCTATCAGCTAGGCATGGAGGAACATGCTATTAAGTCTAGTCGTGTAGCAGGAACCTTTTGGTTTCCTAAGAATGTACAACTAAAGATTTGGTCTTATGAAGCCTCTGAACGTATGCGCGGTACGGGACAATACTTTGTCGTTGCTGACGAGGTGTGTTCATGGAGAGGCGCAGGGAGTAGCCTTAAAGAGTCTTGGGAGTCTGTTATTCAGCCGTGTATCTCAACACGTTGGTCTAAACAGAATGCAGATAAGTATGGCGCTAAGCCGGGCAAGGCGCTTATCATTAGTACTCCTATGGGCTTTAACTACTTTTACGAGATGTATAACAGGCAAGACGCCGATTCACAATGGAAGTCTTATCACTATACATTTGAGGATTCCCCTTATCTAGACGATGAGGAAATCTCACGAGTTAAACTAACACTAGACCCATTGAAATTTGCCAGAGAGTATACGGCTAGCTTCGAAGACTCTGGTAATACTGTGTTCTATACGTTTAACCGTAAAGAGCATATCGACAAAGACCTGCCTACTTTCGAGACAGGAGAAGATGTCCATGTTGCTATCGACTTTAACGTTGGCATTATGGCTAGTGTGGTATTTGCTCTAAGGGGCAATCAGATACACATGCTAGATGAGATGCAGGGACACCCAGATACAGAGACTCTAGCTAGGACGCTGGCAGACAAGTATCGTGGACACCGCATTATCTCTTATCCTGACCCTAGTGGTAAGGCTAGGAAGTCCTCTGCTGCTGTTGGACGTACAGACTTTAGCATACTACAAGCTGAAGGAATACAGACCAGAGCGCATAGTAAGGCACCTCCTATTATTGATAGTGTAGCCGCTATTAATAAGAAGTTCAAGAACGCTAATGGGGACATCGACATGTATGTTCATCCACGTTGTGTGAATACAATTAAATCTATTGAACGAACCGCATGGGTAGAGAGTAACCCTGACACAGCTACTATCTGTAAGAAAGAAGGTGTTGAACACTGGACAGATGGTCTAAGATATGCTGTGGAGTATTTATTCCCTGTGCGGGGCGGTACTAAAGTAACAACTAGAGGCTTTGGATTCTAGTGTGGTATCTTGTTATCGTGTTCATTATTAATGGTGAGGCCACTGTCTTAGATGGTTGGAATCCCATGCTCACTAACTCAGAAGCTCATTGTGAGCAACTACAACAAACAACAATCAACTACTTAGACTCCTTAAACCTAAAGTATGAGTCTGTAGTTTCGTGTATAAAGGAATAATACAATGGCTAAACGAACAGGCGGGCAACGCCGCACTCGCCCTATCTCTAAACGTGGCAAGGGTGAAAACCGTGTAACTATGGGCCTATCCCGTAAGAAAGCTAACGCTTCAGGTTACAAAGCACCTAAGAAACGTACTGGCGCTAACGCTGCCGCCAAGTCTATGGCAGAACGCACTGCAGCTGGTACTAAGCGTGGTATAGGTTCAACTCTGAAGACTAAAGCAAAACAAAAGATGCTTAATGCTAAAGGTAAGTCTAAAGCACTTATCCGTAATGCTAAAGCTGGCAAGTATGTTATGACTGCTGATCACCGTAAGGCTATCTCCGAGGGTCTTAAGAAGCGTTTCGGCTTTGGTAGTAAGAAGAAGTAATATTCTCTTGTAATAAAAAAGGAATAAAATAATGGCAATTATTGGAAAGCTAGCAAAACTAGCGTATAAGATGACACCCAAACGCAAGGCTGCTTTAGCCAAGGCGGTTGCCGCTTCTGCCAAGAAACGTGCTGCTAAAAAGGGTGCTAGTGTCGTAGCTAAAAAGGGCGGTAAGGCTTTAGCCAAGAAAGTCGCTTCTAAGAGTAGCAGAATCGTTAAAGCTGCTGGTCGTAAAACAGGCAAAGTTGTCCGTAAAACAGGCCGTGTAGTTAAAGGGGCTTCTAAAACCCGTTTAGGTTCCGCAGT